ACTTGATGAACTTCAACGTGGCAGGTGGCCTGGCCACATATGATTTCTACAGTCAATACATTGAGCTGGCTGGACGCATGTTTGGCGCCTACATGAACTATACCTGGAATCCAGTTACCAAAAAACTGCAACTGATCCGTGACCCCAAAGGCTCCGGAGAAACTGTGTTGCTGTGGACCTACAACTTGAAACCTGAATTCAACCTGTTGAGTGATCATCAAATAAAACAATGGTTACGAGACTACATGGTGGCCAACTGCAAAATGATCATTGGCGAAGCACGTGAAAAGTTTGGCACCATTGCCGGACCGCAAGGCGGCAGTGCGTTGAATGGCACTGCGATGAAAACCGAAGCGCAGGCCCAGATGGATGCGTTGGTTGTTCAATTGGTAAACTATGTGGATGGGTCACAACCAATCACCTGGGTTATTGGCTAAACTGCACACACTTTTATCAAAATTCCTGTTATAATACAGCATGGACTTAATGATCGACATCGAAGGTTTGGCAACAGGTCCTGAGACCACAATTTTAACCATTGCGGCACAGGCATTTGACCCTCTTGGCACTGGCTACTACCAGCACAAATACTATGCTCGAGTTGATCTTGAAAGCCAAGAAAACCGCACCATTGAACAAGGCACCATAGACTGGTGGGCCACACAACCTGCAGCCGCACGGGATGAAGCGTTCAATGAGGTGGGCCGTATCCCACTAGACCAAGCCCTGGACGAACTTCATAAACTGTGCTGGAAGTGCAATCGTATCTGGATGAATGGTCCCACATACGATGCCAACATCCTGGAGCATGCCTACAAGAGTTATGGCAAACCCCTGCCTTGGCAATATTATAAGATCTGTGATGCACGAACGGTATATAAGCTGTATCCAGGATTGCCTAAGCCACCTACCAGCCATCATGCGCTGGAAGACTGCCGCAGACAAATTGACATGCTACAAGCAACCTTGGCTCATCTAAACATCAAGGAATTGGCATGATTATTGGAATTTGTGGATTTATTGGCTCAGGCAAAGATACCATTGCAGACTATCTTGTGAATCTACATCACTTCCGACGAGAAAGTTTTGCCAACACATTAAAAGACGCTGTGGCACAGGTGTTTGGTTGGGACAGAACCATGCTGGAAGGCCGTACAAAAATGGCCCGTGAGTGGCGTGAACAAGTTGATCCCTGGTGGGCAGAACGCTTGGGCATACCACACTTGACCCCACGTTTTATTCTACAGCAGTGGGGCACAGAAGTTTGCCGTAAGAACTTCCACGACGACATCTGGATTGCCAGCTTGGAAAACAAACTGCGCAATTCAAAAGACGATGTTGTGATCAGTGACTGCAGATTCCCCAACGAAATTGCTGCTATCAAACAGTCCGGTGGCATGGTAGTGCGTGTGGTGCGTGGCCCTGAACCCGAGTGGTACGATGCGGCTGTGAGTGTGAACCGTGGACCCAACGGCAATTCAACCTGGTCACTTAGTGGACGCAAACTAGAGCAACTGGGTGTGCATGCTAGTGAAACATCATGGGTAGGTACCCAGTTTGATGTTGTGTTAGACAACAACGGTACCTTAGACGACCTATATCAGCAGGTCAAGCGTCTGGTTCGAGATCACCCGCCCGCCAAGTGACTTCTGTGCGTGACACTTCTTCTACACAATTTTTACAAATTGTTTTGAGATTTCTCAATGCAACATTGTTGAGATCTCCATCAATGTGATACACCAACAATTGACTGGCAAATCTTGCTCGAAACCCGCATCTATCACATGCGGGTTTTTTCTTGTATCCTGCTGACTTCCAGCGAGGTTCTCTGGCTTTGATACCACGTCCTCGACGTTGGCAAGTCTCACAACGACTACGGTAATGTGTTGTATCTTCTTTAATGTAATTCACAGCACATGGCCGTTGATTGCAGGCTTGACATATGGGTCTCATCAGGTATTTAGTGCATGGACCTTGGCCAAAGGGCAGTGTAAACTGGGTTTTTTTGGGTATGCCTATAAATATCAATAACTTGAAAAGGAAGTAATCATGGCACTAACATCACCTGGCGTAGAAGTAGTAGTAATTGACGAGAGTCAATATATCCCTTCCGCGGTAAACACAGTACCCTATTTTCTTGTGGCCACAGCACAAAACAAAGCTGATGCTGCAGGTATAGGCATTGCAGCAGGCACCACTGCTGCCAACGCCAACAAAACATATCTTATAACCAGTCAACGTGATCTTGCAGCCACATTTGGCGTGCCATTTTTCTACAGCACTACCACTGGTACTCCCATCAACGGTTACGAGCTCAACGAATACGGTTTGTTGGCAGCGTACTCTGCACTGGGCGTGTCAAACCGTGCTTATATTCAACGTGTTGACATTGACTTGACTGAATTGACAGCAACTCTCAGTCGCCCCACTGGCAATCCCAACAACGGAACTTATTGGTTGGATACTTCTACCACAGTGTGGGGAGTGCAAGAATGGAATCAAACTTCAGCCACATTTACCACAAAAACTCCATTGGTAATTGTAGACACTGTGAACGTAGTAGACTTTGATGCTGGCGATTACACTCCTATCCCATCATTTGGCAGCGTCGGAGACTATGCAGTGAGTGCAGTGGCATTGAACAACCCCATGTACTACAAAAACGAAGACAATGACTGGGTACAAGTGGGCACAGACGCTTGGAAAATATCTTGGCCAGCAGTGGTTGGATCAACCACCCCATCAACTCTAACCATTGGTGCCAATATCTACATCAATGGCAACTTGATTGCTGTGGGTGCTACCAACACTGTGACAGGATTTGCCAACACTATCAATGCAGCAGCCATCACTGGTGTCAGTGCTGCCAATGTGGGCGGCAGCCTGGCTATCTATGCCAACAGTCTGGCCACCAATGACGGATCCACTGCATCGGGTGGTCTTGTTTCAATCATACCTGGTCCCAATGCCGGCACTGCACTGTTGACTGCACTGGGTATCACAGCGTTGGAATATCGTTCACCTGCGTATTTCCCAGGCTACAGTTATCAAGCTCCACGATGGAGAACCACAGACACAGGCACTGGTGTGAGCACAGCACCGCATCCCACCGGCAGTGTGTGGCAAAATCTCAGCTCAGTCAATGCAGGCATGAGTCTCAAAGTCAAAAAATATTCAGCCGCATTGGATGTGTTTGTGAGTCAAACTTCTCCAGTGTACGCTGACGATGCACAGGCCATATTCAATCTTGACCCCACTGGTGGCGGCAAGAATATACCTGTAGGCACAACCTATGCACAATACAACAGCTTGGCATCAACCACTGCACCAAATGCCAACAGTGCTTTTCTTCTGTTGGAAAGAGCTGCACTGGGAGCCACAATTGTAACCGGCACAACCACTCCTACTGGCCTTGCATTTACCCCAGGTGATACTTTTGTGTTGATTGGCACAGAAGCCGGCACAGCCGCTGTGACCACAGTCACAGTGACCATTGCAGGTACAGGCACAGTGGCCAATTTTATCTCAGCAGTGAGCCTGGCCAATGTGCCATTTGTCAGCGCCAGTGTAAACAGCGCAGGCAGAATTGTGTTTACACATTCACAAGGTGGCACTATTTTTGTAGGCCCTGATATAGGCACACCGTTGACCACAGCTGGTTTTTCTGTCAACACCACATACGTCAGAGCTGACCCACTGGGCGGAGGCTATCTTGTGTTGTCCAATTGGGTAACAAGCCCACAGTTTACCTACACTGCCAGCGACAATGCACCAGATCAAAATCCTGCCAACGGCAGATTGTGGTACTACAGCACTGTGGACGAAGCAGATATCATGATCCAAGAAAATGGCGCCTGGCTTGGTTATCAAAACGTCACAAATGACGTGCGTGGCTTTGATCTCAGCTTGACCAATGCCAGCGGTCCCATAGTGGCTGCATCGGCTCCGCTTACACAAAATGACACAGCTGAATCACCATTGGAACTGGGCGATCTTTGGATCGATACCAGTGACCTAGAAGCTTATCCTGCACTGTATCGTTGGGAACAAGTGGACGGACTGGAGCAATGGGTAGCAGTGGATACCACAGATCAAGTCACACAAAATGGTATTCTGTTTGCTGATGCACGTTGGAGCACCACGGGCGCTACCAATCCTGTGACTGACGACATTCCTACCATAGAAAGTTTGTTGACCAGCAATCACTTGGACCTGGATGCACCTGATCCTGCACTGTATCCCCAAGGCATGCTGTTGTTTAACACACGTAGAAGTGGTTACAATGTCAAAGAGTTTACTACCAACTACTTTACCACAGCCAATTATCCTGATGCTGGTGCTTACAATCCTGCTGCGCCCACAAACAATGCCAACTTGCCATTGTACAGTTACACCTGGGTCACCACTAGCGGTAACAAAGCCGACGGTAGCATGTATGCAGGACGTCAAGCACAACGAGCACTGGTAATCAGAGCCATGCGAGCTGGTATCGATACCAGCTTACCTGCCAGAGAAGAACAAAATCAATTCAACTTGATAGCAGCACCTGGTTATCCTGAACTGGCCACCAATCTAGTGGCACTCAGCAATGAACGATCAAACACATTGTTTGTTGTGGGTGACACTCCCATGCGTCTTGCAGCCAATGGCACAGACCTTGCAACCTATGCCACCAACAATGGCGGACTTGGGTTGCCAAC